AGACCCGACGTATTTTTTATCTGTTGAATAGTTTCACCCTGGGGCCCCTTCTCCTACGTCGTCGAACCCAGTGCGAAACTATTCAACTTCTTTTTCTTTAATAAAAATTGCGTCAATACTTTCGTTTGAAATATTTACTGGTGTTTTAATTCCTAATTTCCTTTCTTCAATTTTTAAAATCAGCTCTTTAGATAATGTGAATCCTTCAAACATTTTCATACTGTCATATTTAGCTGCTATTTTTTTGTGATATAAGAAAAATTCACTTCCAACTCTGACCTTCGCTGTATACCATACTTCTACACAAACGAATAATGGAAATGGCAAAATAAAGAAAGGTCCGAAATTATTACACTTCCTGTGTTTCTTTTCAGTTTCGACACATCCTAAAATTTGCTTGTCAATCATTTTATCCATCTGGGCTACAAGGATGAAGTCAAAACCGCATTTACGATGTTGTGATAAAAAATCTACCCACGCTGTTCTATCTTTTGTTGCATATGCTCTTGTATTAAACTTTCCACCAGCCTCATCTATTACAACTAAGCATTGAGATTCTTGCTTCTTTTCGAAATATCCATGATCTAATGCAAATTCAATCAAATTATTTACAGTTACATTGTCATTAGTCCAATTATGAAATCTTTTATCATAACCTTTTTTTATCTCTTCATCTGTAAACTTTACAGCGAAATTGCATATTACATCCCTTCCCCAAGATAAACAACGAAATATCAATGATATTGTATGTAAGCTTTTACCACTTCCCGGTGTACCTGTATATAAAGTTATCATATAACCTCCTAATTACCAGCTGCTTTAATCCATTTCAATACAATTCTTATTGCATAATATATAATTACTGCATTTACCATTGCTGTTAAATGAGTTACCGCTTGAGGCAATGGAAGTATATAATTGATGTTCTGAATAAATTTATTGTCAACGCTTAAAATATAAGTAAAAGGGCTTTGAGGTAATAACAACAATAAAGCTTGTAATGCTACACCTAATTTTGATATAAGTGCATTTATGATAGCAACCATTATACAGCACCCCCCAGGAGCTTACGGGTAATTAATATTAGTCCTATATCAAAGGCTAATAGTTCAAAAGCTTTTGATACTTGAACTAAATTATCAAATATCGATAAATCGACATTGAATGCAAATCCCTTCAACAAGAATGTATTAGGTACCGCTATTGAAATATCAGGGTCACCTGTGTTTCCTGAAAGAGTTGTAAATGACCTTAATAAGTCCCAAGGAAGTGAAAATGGAAATCTATCTGTAAATACAGTCCCTACTAATTTTAATGGTTCCCAATTTATATCACCTGAAGTATCTGTTGGTGCAGTTGTTGGTACTGGTGTTACTGTTGTTTCTTCTGCAGGTATTACATCATCCCAAGTTATTGCAATGTCGCCGGTTATATCTGCAGGAATTGATATTGCTCTTTCACCTTCTGCCGTCTTTGGTAAATCCCATGTCTGACTATCTACTGCAGTTGTATCTCCTTCTACAGTTAAGTCCTGACTGCTTACTGCTGTACAATTTGTTATAGCAAATTGTGATACTGCATAATCTGTTACTGCTCCCGAGACATTCAAATACCTTAAATTTATTTGGATATATTGGTCATTTAATTTGTATACATAGCCAATTGTATCACTTAAGGTATTTACATCTATTTTGGCACAATATAATCCTCCTGCATTAACTGGATTTGTCATACCTGTGTCCAGATGGTCATAGTATACATAGCCTTTTGTTGCATCTACATCAACATAACGATAAGTGTAGTCAGAAAGAACTGTATCACTTACATAACCGTAACAATGAGTATACATTTTGTCTGTCTGAAAATAATATTTCTGTCCACCTATAGTAAAGTAATATAAACTTCCAGTAAATGTTTGCGTATTAGTTCCTGGATTATAAAAACTGTTAACGTAATTTCTTACATTACTCCATAATATATCATCAATAAATTTTATCTGTGATGTAGTGTTATAAAAACTTACAAAGCTATTGAATGCGTTTATTGCATCAGCATTTCCATTGTTTTTCTGAAACAACAAATTTTCATACCATGAATTTGAAGTATATTCAGCTGAAGCCGTCGTTGCAAAACTACATCCTGCTGCAACTAACAATGCAGCTGCACATATTAATGCTGCTCCACCTAAAGCTATTACCGGAGCAAACGCTTGAACTTCCTGAAACTGAACAAATAAAGTTAATACCATTACTAAAATCATTAATGTAAAGCACATGACACGCTTCATTACTGCTTGTCTGTCTATAATTAATCTCATACAATCATCCTCCTATATTAATTTCAGTAATTGTACAATGTTCCAAAGCCATATTATTTCAGCTGCTATAGCCAAAAAAACTGTAATTTTACTCATAAAAATTCTCCCTTCAAATAAAAACAGCAGAGTCTGCTGCTACTCTGCTGTATATTTTGTAAAACTTATTTTGCAACCTGGTTGAAAATCTTCCTTCCGTATTTCCAAGCAAGAAATATGCCCATTACTGTAACTCCCAATACTGCAACTGCTCCCAATGTTGCTATTACATTACCTTGCAATGTAGTAAATGCTGCTGTTACTGAGGGGTCTGCTGTTCCTTCTGCAAAGGCACCCATAGCCGCTGTTGCAAGTACTGCCATAACAGTAAATATTGCAAATATCCTCTTTAAACCCTTGTTCTTAATATTTTTCATTCAATCCACCTCAACCTTTCGTTAAATTATTAAATAGTTTGAAACATAACTGTATCATCCAAGCCACTCCACCAGCAGTTATGGAGAGCAAAAGACCGTCAAATAAACCATTGCTGAAATCGTCAATTGAAAACAAATCATTCTACCTCCTTGACGATATTCCAGAATATAAGTCCAATTATTGCACCTGTGATTATGCCGGCTATAAAAGTTAAATTTGTGTTTAGCTGATTGACTCTGTCTGAAATTTGCTGTAATAATTCCAACTCCGTCATACTCTACTCCTTAAACTGCCTTTTTTTCACTAAACACTTTGTCAATTACTTCAACCTTACCTATGTAAGTTAAATCTTTGAGCTTCATTACGGGCTTGCCTTTTATAATTCCAAGCTCAAATATCAAATCATATGTACCAGGTACTTTTTCAAGCTTATCTTTGCAGCTTACTGGAAGAGATTCTTTACAGTGGTTATATCCTTGGCTGCCATCATCATTTTGTAAAGGTACAAGACAATCAGTCATCATATATTCAACTGTAATGCCCTTACGTGTTACACCTGTGTTCTCATCTGTCATTTCCCAAGGTTTTGAATAAGTCACTATGCCCATTACTCTTTCCATCTGATTTCCTCCGTTTACAATATTATCAATATTTTTGATATTTCAATTTTATCAAAGTTTTTGATATTTGTAAATATTTTCATATCAATTATTTTGATAAGTAATTTCCTGAAGAATCCATTTACATTTACTTTTTTGATATTTCACATATAATTAAAGTATCAAAGGAGTTGATTATAAGGTGTTCAATGACAGATTGAAAGAGCTTAGAATAGAAAAGGGCCTTTCACAAGCAGAACTTAGTAAATTACTTGATGTCAGACAAAACACGTATTCATACTGGGAGCGAGGTAAATGCGAACCCGATATTAAAACTTTAATTAAGATTTCAGAATTATTTAGAGTATCACTAGATTATCTTACAGGTAGACACTAAAGCTTAAAGAAAGGAACTAATTTTATGGATTTCATGGGCATTATATTTATTGTCTTACTAACATTATTTGTCCTTGATTTAATCGTACTAATTATCAGATATTCTAAATTTCGTAGCAATAAACGTATCTTAAAAGTAGGAAGATACAAAATATATAGTGACAGAAATAAATAAGCCGAAAGGGCTTATTTTTTTGCCTAAAATTATACTTTGTACAAATCATTAATTAAAATCGGCTTTCAGGGGGAAGCGTTTTTTGTTCATGAAAATCGGTGGTTTTGTACTCGCTTCCCTGACTTATGTGAAGTCCTTTACAAAGCTGTTGCGGGCCTATCAAATTTATCTCTCACACTAAACTGTCGTACAGGGCCCTTCGTCGGCTGCGGCCGACAGGTTTAAAAGAACCCATTTTTCTTCCAGTCGCGAAACATTTTAATTTCGCGTAATTATTAGTTATTTTTACTATGATTAGTTAATCATTTG